CCGTGCGCCACGGGCTCGCCCGCGCCGTCGTTGGCCGTCGCAAGGTCGCACGAGGCCGAGAGCGAGCACGAGGTCAGCTTGCCCGTCGTGACCGTGATGCCCATCGCCTGTGCCTGCTTCTTGGCTGCGACGGTCGCCGTCGGCAGGGCGTAGGTCTTGCCCTGCTCCAGCGCCCCGGTGCCGAGGATGCCGGAAACGGTGATCTTGGGCCAGTCGCCATTGCTCGTGGCAATCTCGATGCCGGTCACAACGCCCGTTGAAAGCTCGCCCAGCTTCAGCGCCGCCACTGTCACATCGGTCGTGTCGACCTGATAGGTGCAGCTCGCCTCGTACAGCTCGCCGGCCGTGTTGCCGTACCAAGCGGCGTCAGCGATGTCGCCGTTTTCGTCGAGCGCGTCGGCCCTCGAATTGGCAACAGGCGTCTTGCTGGACTCGACCAGCGTGCCAACACTCGCGGCCAAGTTGAAATGATCGGTCAATGCTCCGAAGTTTGCCATGATCTCTGCTCCGTTTCTTGCGTGTTTATTCGCCCTGCGCGAAAAGTGCAGGACGAAAGAAAATGAAATGCAGTTTACACCGTCGTCGTCCCACGGCGCGGTGCTGTCCCCGTAGGTCAACCCGCCGAACGGAAACTCCGCGCCGTACTCGGCATCAAGCGAGCCCTTGAACGCGGCCAGCTCGTCGCCATCCGTGCCGCCGTAGAACTGATCGAACAACGAATCGAATAGGGTCTGCGTGGCGTCGTAGATGCGGCTGACCTCGCGGTGATCAGGATCGTCGTGGACGCTGGTTCTGATCTCGACAGTGGCGGCAACAGTCATGTTCCAAGCCACGTCAGTATCGGGCGCGGGCGGCGCACACCGGATGTCTATACATGGCAGCGAGCGGTCGCCGGTCTCTGGATCGTTGCGCCAGACCGGATCGGCGGACAGGTTCTGCCACGTCCGTATGGCCGTATCCTCGCCAATCTCCGCGTAGGCGCGGAGCGTTGCGGCAAGAGCTGCTTCGTATGCGGCGGCGATATTCATCCGAAGCCTGCCTTTGCTGCTTTGGCGTCGATGATCTTCGCCATCTGCCGCGCGCCGCGCGCCATTGCTGTGGTCACGTCCTGCGGCCCGCCGCGAAGGGCGTCGATGATATATCCAAGCCTGTTGTGGATCGTGACGGTCGGGTTGTTGCCGCGAAGCTGCTTGCCGACGTCAATCCACTTTTGCGCGTATCGCTTTGCAGACTTGCCGACGCCAGCGCCGGAACCCTTAAGCGGCCCGAGGGCGCCGATGCCCCACATCCACGAGCCCTTGGCGAGGCCCTTATTGCCGATGCGGACCTGCGGCATTTTCTTCAGCGCGGCCACGCTTGGCGCGTAGACCGGGAAGGTATTTTCTCCGCCGCGCCGGTGAGATGTGACGACGAACTTCTTTACTTTCTTACGCGTCGTGGCTTCGGCCTTGTAGGGACGATATTGCTTGGAGACTTTCGTCGATGCGCCCAGCGAACGCGCAACCGCCCATGCAGCGAACTTTACCGCCTGCCCTGTGTTTTTGCCGAGCACTGATTCAGCGCGCCGCATCTGCCGCTGCAAGTCGCGGATGTCGCCGGGGGCGAAGGCAATGGTCATATTGTCGATCATCGATCAACCGCCTCCACCGTGAGGCGCACAACATTTGCAATGTCCGCCCGCGCCGTGATCCTGAACCGGCGCGACTGGCCGCTGGTCGCAAGTGTGACCGTGATAACTTTACCGATGCCGCACTCGTGGAGCGGCGGATCGTCGGCCAGCAAAAAGCGAACTGTGACCGGCGCGGTGTAGACGACGCCTTGCTCGGTGCTCTCTGATGCTGCTTCCAGGCCGACGCATAGAGCCGTAGCAATAACGGCTCCGCTGGCGGTCGTCACGGTCGCCCGCGCCGCCGCCATCTGCGTCCATATCGCCCTGAACAATTCCGGCCCCATCGTCTGTCTCTACGTCTCAAAACATGCCCCGCCCCGGCGCGTGCGCGTGGCCGGGGAAGGGCATGGCGTGGTTACTTCATCGGGAACACGATCCACGCGCTGACGGCGTTCGTCTCGCCGGTCTGCGCAACAACAGCGCGGACGTATTTCTTGAGCCGTCGCGAGTCGATTGACAGGCCGTCCGGCACGCTGTTGGTGAACGCTCCTGACTTCGTAATCACGCACGCGGCACCAGCCGTGTTGGTGATCGTGGCGAAGTTGGAGTTGTTCGCGGAGTGCGCAAACGTCACCGTGGCGACGTAGCCGGTCGCCGTGTTCGGCCCGAAGTCTGCCAGCAGACGCGCGTTGCCCTTGTACGCCGACACGTCTACGCCTGCGCCTGTGATCGCGGCGGTGTCGGACGGCGGCACGAGAGTCAGATAGTGCATCTGGTTGGCGTCCTGCGCCGCCGCAATGCCAGCGGCGAGGATCATGGCTGCAATGAGTCGTTTCATGGTTTGTCCCTTTCGCGCTCTACCGCCGCCACGGGTTGCGTGGCGGCGGGATTGAGCTAGACTTAGACGGTGACGGTGGCGTTAAAGGCCAGCGCCTGCGGGTGCCGGATCATAATGTCCACGTCCTGCAGGGCTCGGAGCGTCAGGCCGCCGCTGGCAAACAGCTTGCTGTCGGTGGCCGCAACGTCGATGCCGTTGCCCCAAATGCCAAGAACCACGCTCGCCCAGTTGCCGAAGAAGAGCGTGTTGGCGCCAACGTCCTCGGTGACTTCGTAGCCGTAGCCCACGCAGTTGCGCGCCACGGGGTCAAGCACGGTGCGCCCGCCATCCGTGCCGACAAGCGTAGCAGCCAGCTTCGCCCAGACCTCGGCGGTCATGACGAACTTCATCCCGTCCGCCTCGGCATTGTCGGCCATGATGTCGCCGGGGAAGCCGAGAATCTCGGCATAGGTCGGCGCGCCTGGCGTGCCGACGGACGGGTTGTTGACGTTCTCGGTTCCCTTGACGCCGGTCGGCTGGCCGGCGTTTCCTGATCCGACGAACAACGCCGCCTGTACAGTGCGCATCACGCGCTCGACAATCTCGTTGCGCACCAGTTCCTCTGCCGACGGCGTGCTCTGGATGAGCAGCGTGCGGCTGATGTCTACCAGCGCGCCCGCAGTGTGCGGCGTGCCCTGAACCTGGCCGAGGATCGGGGTCGAGCCGGTGACATCCTCAGCCTCGGCCACCCAGTAGCCAGTGGCTCCGGTGGTCATCTTGGGCAGCGCAACGTTGCCGACGAGGCCGGGAAGGAAGGTCACGCCGAGACGGCCAATGACATACTTCGTTCGGAGCAGATCGACATACTCGCCGAAGTTGGTGGCGACGACGCCCGCGCTGGTGGTCGTGTCCATCGCGCGGTTGGCGAGCACGCCGAACGGGATGATGATTCCCTCGGCGGGCTTGCCGCGCTGCTTCGCGGCCTCCTCGGTGACCTCGCGCTCGAACCCGACATCAGCCTTCATGCCGGCCAAGTGGCGCGCGACGTTGAGCACCGAGAACTTGCGGATGATCTTGTCCTCGGTCTTGGCGTCGCCTCCGAGCTTCGGCACCATGTCCGACTTGGGAGCGGGCTTTGCGGCGCGTGCCGTGGCAATCTCGGCATCCTTTGCGGCGAGAGCGGTTCGCTGCGCCTCGATGATCAGCGCGTCAACGCCTGCGGCCGCGGTCGCCTCGTCGGTCTCGATGAGCGCGCGAACCTTGTTCGCGTCAACCTTGAACTCTGCGGCGCGCGCGTAGAGCGCGGCCATCTGCTTGGCATCCATTGTGTTTTCCTTCTTTTGGTCTGCGGGGTTTCCCGCGTCCGTGTTGGTCGTCAAATCGGCGGCGCGTCCCACGCCGACCGTAGCGTCTGCCGGAACCGGCTCAAAGCTCGCCTCGAACGGCATCCACGATTTCGCCCGCACCACCGGGACTCCATCGCGCTCGCCTTCCAGAACGTAACTGCGGCGATCGACAACGTAGCCAACGCTGACGTTTCTCCGCAGTCCCTTGGCCGCATCCGTCGCAATCTCCTGCGCACGCGCGCCGGAGCAAAATTCAACCGTACCGCCCAGCTTGCGCGCGGCGGTGTCAATCTCGACATCCATCAGGCCGATCTGATCGCCGTAGTGACGGTCGAGCACAACGAGCCCATCCTTCGCGCGGGCGAGGTCGATCGATTGCGGTGTGTGATCGAGGATTTCCCAGAATCGCTGGAACTGGTCGTTGAGCCAGCCGTAGGTCAGAACCGGCTCCTCACTGGATACCGACATTCTGACTGACGCGGCCTGATCGTCAGTAGCAGCGCGCACCTCGAGTGTCGCGGCTCTGATCTGCATCTCCGGCTTCTTATCCTTGTTGCGCTTCATTCGCCTTCGTCCTTTCCAGCGCGGTTCCTTTCGCGGCGGCTTCCTCGCGCTTGATCTCTTCGATGTTGTCGTAATAGTCCCCGCCGTAGTCCTCGCTGATCTGCTGGTTGGTTTTCCAGCCGTTCTTCACGGCGGTTTCTGCGGCTTTGATGTCCTTGAGCGGATCGACCCAGGCGAAGCCCGGCGGAATCCACTTCACGTCGTAGTTGCCGTCGCCGGCGGGCAGCGCGCCCGCAAGCACGGCGGCGTCGATCCAGGCCCGCCAGATCGGCCGGCACATCTGGAAGACGATGACCTGATGTTGAAACTGCTCGCAGCGGCGGCGGAACTCCAGCAGGCCGGCGCGGATCGAGGAGTAGTTGACGCCGGTGAGATCGCCGGTCAACTGCTCATAGGTGATGCCCATGCCGGCGGCGATCGACCGCAACTGGACGCGCATGAACGTCTCGTAGCTGGCGCCGACGTCGGCGGGATTCGAGAACTTCACGTCCTCGCCCGGCAGCAGCACCTGAAGCGTGCCAGGCTCCAGGCCGGTAAGCGCTGCCCCGTTCGCATCAGCCGCGCCCTCACCGACCAGCACGTCCTCCGGTGCGTTCTTCGTGACGAAGCCGGCGAACATAGCGGCGGTCTTCTTCCGCACCAGCTCCGCGTCATCGTACTGGTCGAGTTCGTACAGCTTGATCAGCACCTGCGTCAGCCAGGGCTGGCCGCGCAACTGGCCCGGGCGAATCGGGCGGAATAGATGCAGAACGGACGCCGCGGGCACTCGCACCAGTTCGGTCGAGGCCATCGGGTTGAGAGTATCGCCGGGATGTTCTCGATAAAGATGATAGGCAACGCGCTTCCCGATCCCGTTGAACTCGATGCCGGCGCGGATGTAGTTTCCGTTTTCGAGCTTCCGTGTTTCGCTGGTCGGCAGATGCTCGGCCTCGAGCAACTGAAGCTGCAAGGGAACCGAAAGGCCATCCTTCGGCAGCCTCGGCCGCAAGCGGATGAAGCACTCGCCCGCTTCCATGACCGAACGGCATGCGAGGGCCTGGAGCCCGTAGAAGTCCGTGAGGCCGGTCGCGTCGGCTTCATCGGTCCAGCGCAGCCACAGCGTCTGGATCTGTTCTCGCAGGTCCGCGTCGGTGTGTAGCGACTGCGGCTTGATGCCGGTCCCGATGCAGTTTCCGACGAAGGCGTCAAGCGCATTGGTGGCCCATGGGTTGCGCCGCACCATGTCGCGCGAGCGCGACCGCAACGTGTCCGCGTTTCGGAAGACGAGCGTGTTGACGTCGCTCGCGACCGGCGACCAGCCGGTTGTGCGCCGCGTCATAGCAGCCGCTTCGTAATCGGCAGCGGCTCGCATGCCGGGCAGCCAGGCTTTCATTCGGCTCCAGAGGCTCATCTCAGAAGCCCTTCTCCGTCGAGACACGGATGTGTCGAGTCACGGGCACTCCGCTGCTCTTGCTGACGTCGGCCTCGGCCGTTGCGATCGCCGCCTTCAATTCGTCTATGGTGCGGTACTCGATCTCGCGGTCGCCGAAGCGGACGCGGCGCACGCCGTTGGCGAGCGCGTCGCGCAGGGCTTGCAGTTGTTGTTCGGTGTAGGGCATCAGCGTTCGAGAAATCGGGAGCGAATCACGCGGCGAGCCGGCGTGGGCCTTGGCATTGGCAGCTCGGCGGCCGGCGCAGGTGCAGGGTCTTCCTCGCCGACAGCCCGACCGATCTGCTCTTCGAGCGCCTTCCAGTGACGCTCGCCGAAGCGATCCATGCCGAACTGCGTGGCGGCCGCGCGGCACAAAACGTACGTGTCGAGCGCCTCATTTCGCTCCCGCGTCTTCACCCACTCGAGCTTCCGGTAGCCTTTCACCACCTTCGGGACCAGTTGCTCGGCCGTGAGCTGTTTGAAGAATTCCTCGGGCAACTGCGGGAAGTGGCAGTAACCAGGTGGGTAGGGTTTGCTTTCCTCGGTGGGCCGCTCCAGCTTCAACCAGCCGTACAACTCGCTTTTGAGCATCCCGGTCGCGACCGGCCATACTTTTACGCCGCGCTTGATCTTCCGGCCATCAAGAGTCACTTCGACCGCGCTGGGCTGACCGATGGGCGCCGAGCCGGTCTCGTAGCCTTTCGTCACCAACACGCGCCCCGGCCCCTGCTCGCGGGCCCATGCATAGACCTGCTGGGTAGCGAAGCCGGAGTCGACCGCCATCCGTACGATGCCCAGTCGTGCCCCGCACGCATGCGGATAGGTCGTATTCAGCAGATCGGTAAGCCGGTCCCAAACCTCGGGCCGGGAGGTGTCGCCATCCAGGACGACATAATCGGTGAGCCAGTTTTCGCGATTGCGCCCCCAGGCGACCAGCGCGATTTCGAGGCGATCCCGCTGCACGTCGCAGCCGGCGACCAGGAATAATCCGCCGGCTGACACCGTGCCCAGCCGGTAGTTCTCGCGCCGGTCATAGAGCCGCTGCCAGTCGGGCGCATCGCCCGCCTCCGCCCACGTCTCCCCGAGTACGGTGTTGACGAAGACTTGGAGCAGCGTTGGATTCTTCCGTGCCTTCTCAAACATCTCCGCGGCATCGGCCCAACTGAACCAACCCACGGGACTGTAGAGGCTGGACAGCCAGAATCCCGCCGTGCGCCCATCGCCCACCGCGCTGGGCCGCCACTCGCCGCGCGCGAGCATCGTGTGCTTCTGATGATTCTCGATGCGCGCCGAGCAGTGTTCGCAGACATATACCGCCTGCTTCGGCTTGCCCTTTGGCCAGG